TGGTGCGCGGGGTGCTCGCACTGCTGCTGGTCGGCATCGCGGTGCGGCTGGGCGCCGCGGACATGCTCTCGTGAGCCTGCGGATCGCGGGCTATGCCGCGCTGTTCGACCTACCCGATGGCGCGCGCGACACGATCCGCCGCGGTGCTTTCACGCGCACTCTTGAGGAGCGCCATGCCCCCTACCCGCTCTACTGGCAGCACCGCAGCGACCAGCGCATCGGCTGGGTCGAGACCGCGGGCGAAGATGCGCGCGGCCTGCGGATCGTCGCGCGGATCGACCAGCCGCAGGGACGCGCCGCCACGCTGCTGCGAACGCGCGCGGTGAGCGGGCTCAGCTTCGGTTACCGCGCGCGCCGCTTTCGCCAGACGCCGGGCGGCCGCGAGCTGGCCGAGATCGACCTGTTCGAGGTCAGCGTGGTCACCCATCCGCTGCAGAACGCCGCCCGTATCCATTTCACCGCCTGACAGGCTCCGCAACCGAACACCCACTCGCCGCCTCCGGGCGGCTTTTTTGTGCCCCGAAGAAAGAGGATTTTCCATGGACACCACCACCCCTGCCCCCGCCTCCGCCACCGACCCCGCCGAAGCCAGCTTCGATATCCTCGCCCGCCAGGACCAGGCCGAAGCCGACATTGCCGCACTGCGCAGCGATGTCGACGAAGTGAAGGCGCGGGTCGACAAGATCGGCCGTGCCGCCGCGCGCCCGGCGCTCGGCACCGCCGCAATCGCTGCCCCCGAGGTAAAGGGGTTTGTCGACGGCTATCTGCGCCGCGGCGCAGTGCAAGAACTCAAGTCGATCAGCGGCACCGTCCCCGCCGATGGCGGCTATGCGGTGCCGCGGCAGATCGATGCGGCGATCGCCCGCGAACTGACTGCGATCAGCCCGATCCGCGCAATCGCGCAGGTCGTGCAGACGGGCAACGCGGGCTATCGCAAGCTGGTGACCACCGGCGGGACCGCCAGCGGCTGGGTCAGCGAAACCGCCGCACGGCCCGAGACCGACACGCCCGAATTTGCCGAGATCGCGCCGCCCACGGGCGAACTCTATGCCAACCCGGCGGCCAGCCAGGCAATGCTCGACGATGCCGGCTTCGATCTGGAGAACTGGCTCGCGAGCGAGATCGCGCTGGAATTCGCCCGCGCCGAGGGGGCGGCCTTCATCGGCGGTTCGGGCACCAACCAGCCCCGGGGCTTCCTTGCCGCCCCCACCGCGACCACGGCGGATGACGCGCGCGCCTTCGGGACGCTGCAATATCTGGGCTCGGGCGCGGCCGACGGGCTGGGCAGCGCGGCGGATACGCGGCTGATCGATCTGGTCCACACGCTCAAGGCGGGCCACCGGCAGGGGGCGAGCTTCGTGATGAATTCGGCGACGCTGGCCGAGGTGCGCAAGCTCAAGACCTCCGACGGCGCCTTCGTCTGGCAACCGGGGCTGGTCGAGGGCCAGCCCGACCGCCTGCTCGGCTATCCGGTGGTCGAGGCCGAAGACATGCCCGATATCGGCGCGGGCACTTTCCCGATCGCCTTCGGCAATTTCCGCCACGGCTATCTGATCGCCGAACGCAGCGCGACGCAGGTGCTGCGCGATCCCTTCACCAACAAGCCCTTCGTCCACTTCTACGCCACCAAGCGCGTCGGCGGCCAGGTGCTCGATGGCAATGCGATCAAGCTGCTGAAGATCGAAGACTAGCAGCTGGCAGGCGGGGCTTTCCCCTTGGCCCCGCCTGCCTTTCGTTTTCCCGCAAGGCTTCCACCCTACGCCAGAGAACGACCCCCCATGCCGACAGACCCGTCCGGCCAACCGCTGGCCGAGCTCAAGCAGTGGCTGGCAATCAGCACCGCGGCCGAGGATGCGCTGCTGCTCCGCCTGCTCGAAAGCGCGTGGCAAGTGTGCCTCCAGTTCATCGGCAGCGAGGCGGCGGATTGGGCCGAGCTCGACCCCGCGCTGCGCCATGGCATCGTGCGCTTCGCCGCGCATCAGTATCGCGAGCGGGACGAAGGCCCGGCCGAGCGGTTGCCGAGCGCGATCGCCGCGCTGTGGCGCCCCTATCGCATGGTGCGGCTGTGAGCTTTGCCGCGCTGGCGCAGCGCCTGACCGAACGCGCCTCCCTGCTTGCGGCCGCGCGCGCCGAAGCGCGTCTCCATTCCCGCCGCGGCATTGGCGGTCAATGGCACCGCGCCCGGCTGCTGTGGCCGCTGTTCGGAGGGGGGGAGCGCTAGATGGAAATCCCCTTTCGCGCCGCGCTCATGGCCTGGCTCCGCGCCGATCCGATCCTTGCCGACATGCTCAATTCAATCGAGGAGGACGGCCCCGTCGCCGCCAGCCCGCCCCATCTCGCGCTGGTCGCCAGCGCCGGCATCGACTGGTCGACCAAGACCGCGCGGGGCCGCGAAATCCGTCTCGCGCTAGAGCTCGCCGGGCGCGGCGACGATCCCGCGCAGACCGCCGTCCTCGCGCAGCGGGTGGAACAGCGCATCGCCACGCTGGCCCCGCAGCAGGCGGGGTACCGGATCGTCGTCACCCAGTTCCTGCGCAGCCGCGTCGAACGCCGCCGCCGCGGCCTGCGCGCGGTGCTGCTCGAATATCGCTTCACGCTCATCGAAACGGAGTAACCCGACATGACAGCCCAGAAAGGTGCCGCCTTCCTCCTCAAGACCGGCGATGGCGGATCGCCGCCGACCTACGAGACCGTGGCCGGACTGCGGACCACGCAGATGACCATCAATGGCGACACGGTCGTCGTCACGCACAAGGAAAGCGGCGGCTGGCGCGAATTGCTGTCGGGCGCGGGCACGCGTTCGGTCTCGGTATCCGCTGCGGGGATATTTCTCGGCTCCGAGGCGGAGGAGGCGATCCGCGCGCATGCGCTCGCGGGCACACTCGACGAATATGAGCTGAGTTTCGAGGACGGTGCGAAAATGCGTGGCCGCTTCCTGGTCCAGCGGCTCGATTACGCGGGCGATTTCAACGGCGAGCGCACCTATGCGCTGCAGCTCGAAAGCTCGGGCGCGGTGCTGCCCGCATGAGCGGCGAAACCGTGCCCCGGGGCGCCAATCCGGCCCGCGGCGAAACCGTGGTCACGATCGCCGGCCAGCCTCGCCTGCTGCGTCCCAGTTTCGATGCGCTGGTCCGCGCGGAAGAGGAACTGGGTCCCTTGCTGGCGCTGGTCGAACGCGCCGGGGAGGGACAATTGCGGCTGGCCGAGATCGCCGGGCTGTTCTGGTACTGCCTCGCCGACCCGGCCGGCCTCACGCGCGAACAGGTGGGCCAGGCGGTGCTGGAACAGGGTCTGGCCCAGACCGCCGGACCGCTGCGCGCGTTGCTGACCGAGGTCCTGAAAGGATCGGGATGAGCGACCGCTTCGCCCCGGCCGCGCTGCGCTGGGCCGCCCTGGCGGCAGGTCGGCTGGGCTGGACGCCGGGCATCTTCTGGACCGCCACCCCGTCCGAACTGCGGGCCTGCCTGCCGGTCGCAGACTGTGCCGCCACCCCGCCCACCCCTGCGGAAATCGCCGCGCTTGTCGAAAGGGATGCCCATGGATGACGAACTCGATGAACTGATCGTGGCGGTGCGCGCGGATACGCAGGCATTCGCCGCCGACATGCGCACCATGCGCGGCACTTTCGACACCACTCTGGTCGATAGCTTCGAGCAGGCCGGCCGCGTGCTCGAGCGCGGCCTGCTCGCCGCGATCCGCAAGGGCAGCCTGGGGTTCGAGGACCTGCAGCGCATGGCGAGTGCCGCGCTCGACCAGATTGCCGCGCAGGCGCTCCAGCTCGGTCTGGAGAACCTCTTCGCCGCGCCAGCCGGGTCCGGGATCGGCCATGCGCTCGGCGGGGCGGTCGGCGCGCTGCTGGGCCTCCCCGGCCGCGCGACCGGCGGCCTCGTCGCGCCCGAGCGCCCCTATCTGGTGGGCGAGCGCGGCCCGGAGGTCTTCGTCCCCACGAGCGCGGGCCGGGTCGAGCCCGGATCCGGACCGGGCGCGCCCCGCTCGGACGTCCGCGTGGCCATCACGCTGGCGACGCCGCGGGGCACCGATGGCCCCGTCGCGCTGCAGCGCTCGTCGCGGCAAGTCGCCAGCGCGGTGCGCCGCGCCCTCGCCCGGTAACCCTGCCACAATGGCACGAAGGAGAAACGCCATGAGCTTCTGGCTCGCTCGCGAACGGCGCAGGCAACAGGGCGACCACATCCAGCGGTTCGACCCGCGGTTCTGGACGGTCAACTTCCCCCGCCCGATGATGGCCAGCGTCGTCACCACCGCGCCCGACGCGCTGCGCGTCGACTGCAGTTTCTATCACGCAGGCGAACTCGCCGGGCTGATCTGGGACAGCGAGGACCGGCTGGACCATCCGCTGCTCGCCTATGCCACGCAGCGCGATTATGCGCATGCGGTACTACGCTTCCGCTGGCGCAGCGGCGGAGTGCTGGCGCTCGACGTCCCCCACGGGCCGACGCTGACAATCGAGGGACGCGACGCCGCAGGCGAGGCACGGGCCTGGTATGTGCGGCTGTGGAACTATGCGCAGGGTTCCCCCACCGACGCGCTGATCGAACTGCCCTTCTCGGCGTTGCAATCGGGATACGGCCTGCCTGGCGAACCGATCCATCCCGGCGATATCGACCGCATGTTCATCAGCCTCGTGCCGCAAGGCTATGTCGAAGGGAGCGCCGAAAGGCTGCCCGAGCGGGTCGATGGCTGGGCGGAAATGAGCGCGATCGCCTGCGAGGGCGAACATGCGGCGCTGGAAATCGGCGACATACTTATCCCGGCGCATGGCGAGCAGATGGCCACTGCCTATGACGACAGCTTCAACCAGACGCCCGCACGGCTGCTGCGCAATATCGAGGGGCTCGGCTACCGCGGGCGGATCGTACACTATGTCGGGATGAGCCATTATTTCCGGCTCGAACCGCTGGGAAACAGCCATTACATCAGCCTCGCCGGGGGAGTGCTCAACGACCCGTGCGAAGCATGGCACCGCGCCTATGCCGCAGCCGCGCGCGACCACGGTTTCGACCTCATCTGGTCGCTGTCCTACGAATTGTTCGACGCGCATTGCTGGAACGACTGGAAGCAGCGCGCGCCCGACGGTTCGCCAGCGCTGACCGGTTGGGTTCCGCCCTCCACGCTGCTGTCGCCCGCGCATGCCGGGGCGATGGGCTATCTGCAGCAGGTGGCCCGCGCCTTCGTCGCGATCGCGCGCGATGCCGGGATGGCCGTGCTGTTCCAGATCGGCGAACCGTGGTGGTGGACCGTGCCCGAGACCGGGGCACCATGCCTTTACGACGCCAGCGCCAGGGCGATGCTGGGGGGCGACCCGGTCGCCATTCCCACGCTGCGCGCACCGCTCGACGCGGCGCAGCGCGCGCTGCTCGACGCGGCGGGGCAGGTGCTGGCCGCATCGACCCGTGCGCTGGCCGATGCGGTGCGCGATGCCGCGCAGGGCAGTGCCGAAATCCTGCTGCTGA